AACGCCTTCAATGGACTTTACTGATTCTATATTCTGATGCAGCCCAGAAAATATGATCTGGGTGCCGTTGATGCCTCTGATTTCGTTGTTTGTCACCTCGTAGAAATGACTCAAACCTAATGCTTTTATCCTGCTGGCAAGAAGCGAGTGAACAGAGTCTTTAATTGATCGTTGGATCTCTCTGGCACATAGGATTCGCTTTGCTTCGTTCCCTGCTCCCAGAAGTAATAACGCTGATGCGAACTGGACTGACTTCCCTGCGCCACGGCCCCCCCAGTAAACTTTGTATCGGTGCGGTTCAAACAGTTCTTTGAACGCAGTTGGAATACTAATCGTCGGGTTCGTCGCTGAATCTAATTTCATAGGCTGCTATGGCAATGGGATTGTCTTCGTCGCCGGTATGCTCAACGCTTTTTAGGCTAGGTAAATACTTATCGACTAACTTCAGACGGCTATCAATCGCTGCTCTGATGCGTTGCACTTGAGTGCTGTCGAGTTCTTCGTCCAGCTGCTCAAGTTTCTGAATGCTATCAACGACATGCTGAACATGACCCTGGCCGCTAAGTTGTTCTCTTAGCGAGTCTTGGCGTATCTTTTTGTTTTGCTGCGCTCGCGTCATTGCCATCTTCAAGTACCTTGATAGTCTCTACTGCCACCTGTAACTGACCGCCCAGAATCACGTTTTGATTGAGCGCGTCATTTCTTTGCTGCTCTAAGATATTAATGCGCCCTTTGAACTCTTCCAATTCGCTCATCAATAAAACCTTCGCTCGCCAGGGTTTGTGATCTGTACTTTTACAAACTGCGTGTCTTTTTTAGCGTTAGCGTAAGTGGCGACTACCTTGATCGCTCCATCACCAGAGGTTAATGAACTAGCATAGAACGAGGCCACGTTGCTGCTGACCGTAGGACTAGTAACAGTTAATCCATGAATGCCTTTGCTCTCCGCTGTAACCGCTGACACTGACGTACTCTGATCGCTGGCAGCATTGCTAAAATCAACTTTGTATAGCATGTCAGTTTGAACCGACTGACTATAACTGCGGTTTTCTGAATTGTTGCGGTTTGGATTTACTAGGATTCGTCTGCTCATGCTGCCCTCATCTGTCTCGACCCGACCCCCACAGAACGGAGTAAGAGGAAATCACGGGGGGTCAGGTCTTGCATCTTTAGTATTGTCGGCCTTATTTTTACGCGCTACAAGTTTTTCTTCGTGCAATTAAATCAGCCATTTATCTACACTAAGTTTTGATAGGTAACATTCTTAGTCATCCAACAGCGCGACAACCATGTCGAAAGCTGCTGTCTTTAGCTCTCTTACCTTGGTAACACTTACACCAACGGCTTTGGCTGTTCGCTTGAGGCTTCCGGTTTGGTAGTAAGCTTTTAGGACTGCTGGGTATTGCGGCTTCACTCTGCCAATCTTGCTAACTATGCCGTCAATCAACAGCAAATCTGTATTGATGTAGGATTTCGGAGGGCTTCGCGTTTCTTTAGCTGTTACATACTGCTTCTTCCAGCTTGTCTTACCTCCAACCGCTAACGCATAGTTCCCGTCAAGAATTGAAGTCGGATACGGGTTGGAGCTTTCTTTGCTTAGTTCCCGCGCCCACAACTCAAGTAGCTGGTCAGCCCTTTCAAGTGTACTCAAGCGCAATCATCCTTTGCTGTAAGCGAGTTGCGCGGTTGGGGGTCTGCCCAGCCCAGCGGCTGTCCATCATTTCAACTCCAGCCTCCACCCACTCTCTTCGCTCTATTGCTGAGTTCATGTTCTTAAATTTTGACAACCCCCTTTGCCCTAATTGAAAGGCCATGTTAATCAGAATGTGTTGAAGGTCTTTCGGTAGCTCTTCCCAAGTGCTGTAGATATTCATGCAACCGCTAATGGCTTTTTGCACATCTTCTTGGAACAGCACATAACAACGATGCTCAGTTATGTACTGATCATCAGGGACTGTCTCCCAGTTAATGCCAAATATCTTTAGGTCTTTCTCTGGGTCAGTGTCTAGTATTTTGTGACCGATTCCGATTGTTGCGTGTAGCTCACTACAAAGATAAGCGTGAAGCACTTTGCCCTCATCGGCTGATATCTCTTCATAAAGTTCTTTAACGTCAACAGTCATTAATCAAATTACCTATCATCTCTGGAATTTGTGGAACTACTGCATTTCCTAATTGTTTAAGTCTGTCCACCCTGCCGGAAATCCCATTAGCCACTCGACCCACTGCGGGTTCAGAGAGCCAGTTGCTTGGTTCGCTACGTTGACCGCATCCGGCAGAGAGTTGGTTTCGTTGCGCCCTGCCTCTCTCAGCGTTTCTAACTTCCTGCCGCCTTTGTACATGCTGCGAGTCGGTGTGGGCCACATTCTCCCTTCTGCGACTTCCGTTTTTGCCACAACCTCTTCTAAAGTTAGCGTTGGCGATAATCCAGACTCTGTCCCTGCGGTGGAAGGCACCGACTGCACAAGCTGGAATAACAAACGTCTGGACGGCGTAGTCTTCACCTTCCAAGTCAGCCAGCACGTTGTCGATGCCCATTGAGATGTGTCCAGCAACATTTTCTGCAATGACCCAAGTTGGCCTGATCTCTTTGACAAGCCTGAAATACTCTTTCCAGAGAGCGCGGTCATCTGCCTCGCCTTGTCGCTTCCCGGCAGTGCTAAATGGCTGGCAGGGATAGCCCCCGCAAATAAGTCCAATGTCTGTGATTCCATCTTTGTCCAACTGCTCTTTGGTAAGTGTCCTTACATCCTCGTACTGCGGTACATCAGGCCAATGCTTTTTTAAAACTTGACGGCATTTTTTGTCGTACTCACAAAAGGCAACTGTTTCCATTCCCGCTCTTTGAAGGCCAAGGGAAAACCCTCCGATTCCGCTAAACAGATCAAGGACTCTCACTTACTGTGCTTGTGACTTGCGCCGTAGTAAAACGAAATTATGGAACTGACAAGGCCACCAAGATAACCAAGGACAAGATTAACAATGCCATCGTCATTTGAAGCAGGGTCTTGGAGCGTAACCAGTGCAATATATCCTCCAAAAAAAATGACGAGCGTGACTGCAATAATTTTTGGAGTCCAATCTCCTTTAAACGCCTCACGAGCGTTTTGAGCGTCTTGAGTTTCGAGTTCAAATACATCAATTTCTAGCTCCTTCATACGTTGCGAAAATGCCAACTCAGCTTTTTTTATCTCAGATAGCTGTTCTGGCGTTGCGGTACTCATTGCCGTGGTCAATGATCGTTCGTCTGGCTGACACCCTAAAACAGCCGCAATCGTTTGCGCTGCTGCGCCTCCTAACGGCCCCCCAAGTGCCTTCCCGATCTGTGGCGCAAACGCTCCAATCAAACCCTTGATCGCGTTAAATTTCATTTCTAACTCCAGTTCTCAAATTCTGTTGAACCTGTTTTTTGCATACGCCGGAACTCAGAGCGGTAATGCGCTGCAACTTCTTTTTTGTTCTTTTTGATGTAACGTCCAAGTGTGGTGTCGTTTGATAACTCTTGCAGGATTTGCAACAGCCCCTCCCCTTTTCTCTCAATCTGCCAATCACGATGCAGCATGGGGTTTCCCGTAAAGTGCATATGACATCCGTAACAGAGAGCGTCTGCGTTGTCAGAATGAACCCTTAAAGACCAAGACCCTCGGCCATGCCAGTGACTGCAATGCAACGCTTGCGTTCCTAGTTCGTACTGACCGCCGCACCTTTGGCATGTCCAGCCATCCCGCTGACGAATACATTTTGAAAATGCGCTATCGGCTGGCGTGACAACTACTCTTCCCATTACTCTGGCCTCCACGGGAGAAAGGCGCGACAAGGATAGATGGGACACGCCTCTACATTCAGAGGAGACACCTGGATAACACCACCTCTCTGTAAGAACTCTTCTGTCTGAATTTGAATCTCCCGCCTTTCCTTAGATTTTTCTGGTAGCCGCTTGTTGGGCTTCCAGCCAACCTTGTAAATCACTCCGCTTGTTTATCGCTAGGAGGTTTTATTGCTTTTCGCAAGCCAGCAAAGTTTATGTCTTTCATGCTCTAAGCAACTGAAGCGGTGTCATTTCAGGCATGTGAGTAGCTTCCCTGCCCTCACTGATTTGTTTTCGAGTTCTAAAAAACCCATCGTGCTGCAAGTGCTTTCGCATAAAGCGTCTTCCGTAAAACGCAGCGTAGTTGTTTCCAATTTTGAACTGACTTTCTCCGTCACCTCCTGAGTCTTTTTCCCACCTAATGCGCTCAAAAATTGCTTTGGAAGAATAGTTTTTGAATCCACGATTTATCATCTGAAACGTAAACTCTTCAAACATTTGAAAAACTTCTGGATGCTGTTTGTGATACGCCGTTACTTGTTC